AAGTAGTAAAGCCGTTGAGCGCACTATCAATGAATTCATTGATACTGTGACGACGGAGAGACAGTTTGAGCCAGACACTGCGCTGTTGGAATCCATTGATTGGGTTCTCGACAACGTAGTATCTGGCGCACAGGGAGGGAACCCTCAATTCCGCATTAGTATGTCTACTAGTGCGTGTACTGAGAGCTCCCGCAAGAACGAGGGTAAATTCGGGTTCCTTAAGAGACTTAAGAAATCCGGAGCTTTACCCGACATACCGAAGTTCAGTCCAGAAAACAAAGGTTCCCAATTGGGAAACTGGGCTTTCTGGACTGCATACGACAAGATTAATTCCAGTGACCCGGCGGTGTTTAAAACAAACATCGCCGGGATACGGGAAAACGGCAAAGTGAGGGTTGTAACGAGTGGATCTTTTTACAAAGATGCATTCTTACAGCCCTTCTCTCATATGACCATACAGTCTTCCAAAGTTCAAAGATCTTTGAAAGACGGTTTGGGATCAGGTAGATTAGGATGGAGGTTTATTGAAAGAATAAACCACCTTGACCCGGTTGACGGGCACGTCCTATTCGAAAAGCATAAGTTGATAATGTCAGTAGATTGGCGAAAAGCTACTGACTTACCAACAACAAAGAGTGCTCATGCAATTACATCTCGCTTATTAAGCAAGATGAACTTGGATGAGAACATACGTAAAACCATTGAATGTATATGGCCTGGTTCAAAGGACATGTACAGAAATGGTAAGTTCATCGGTCAAATGATCAACGGAATTCCCATGGGAGATCCGCTGACCAAGACCAATATTTCCCTTGCGCACCCGATTTGTGAAGCATATGCTTCCAAACAGGTGCCAGGGATCAAGATTGTCCATTCCGGCAACGGCGATGATACCATCGTAGTTGCCGGTTCGGAGAAGGAAGAACATATCCGAGCATGGTTCGCTGCTTATAACAAAGCAACCGAAATGCTTGGGTATGAAATTTCTCAAGATGACTTTTTCATAACTAGTTCCTGGGGAACTTATTGTGAAGAAGTCTTTCACATACCAGTCAATCGATTCAACACAGTTTTAACTGCGTCGAAGCTGAAAGACAACAAGTACCTTCCGTATCTCGATCACCCTAAATTTAGGCTGGTCGTAGATACGAAAAAGGACCGTCAAGATTACAGTTCCGACATAGTTGGAAAGGTGACCTTGATGGGTAAAGATATGGACTATGCGACGTTTGGAGAAGAGGGTAAACTCTTCCCCATAGCGTCAGCATGTCAAGATGTATGTCTTGGAGTTAAATATGAGCAAAGGCCCATGTATATCCCCAGACAAATATATTCTCTTGGTAAAATGCCAATCATGTGGAACCCACAAGATTGGACTAATGCCATATGGTCGATGCCCCCTAAGGTTCAGAATATGACTATTCAGACCCTAAGGGAGCTAATGAACGAGCTTCCGAAACATTTAACTGAGCATCGCTCTGTTAAATCTTCGGAAAAACATTTTGAGATGGAATCTGTCACGGAAGTTTTTACAATTCCCGATGACGATCCCATCAAACAGTTGTGTGTAGTGCGTAGGGAGGATTCTCAAAAAATACCTCCCGGCGTACTCGACAGATTGGTAGACAGCAAACACTTGACGACTAGTCGTGAAGTGGAAGCTTTCTACCTATTTATGAAGCGGATCGAAACAATGGAGCAGGAACAGCATGCTGACCTGTTTGAATTGCTTAGATCCAAAGTATCGGAAATTAGGGATTACACGAAAGATGAAATCTTACGTGTGACCACTAAATTCCGGCAGTGGTTTTTCGACAACAAATTTCTCTTAAAGAGACAGTTTGAAGTCGATTATTATTACACGCATCAGATAGACGAATTGCGGTCTAGCGATCCTAGGACCGTAGACCTTCAATTCGACTATCTGAAACGCTTCAAGAAGAGACTTAGTCCTGATCGTCCTAAAGAACGAGCGGAACAAGAACTCTACGAGTGGTTTACTCGGGAGGTGGAAAACATAATTGCTGGTGAGCAATATGAAATTCCACCAACCCAAATACTGGAAGATGACCCATACATTCTGCAAAGGATAGCCTATGCAGATTGTACGTATCATCTGATTGTTACTGACGATCGAAAATTAGCACGACTTGCTCAAAACAAGTTCGTGACTAAAAAGATCTTACTGATGAGC